GATACTTCTGGATATTCTGGAGAAGTCCCATCCAAATGGCGTTGCCATCGACACGATCCGGGACGCCTTCTGGCCAATCGGACGGCTGCCAGCAAACTGGCGCACGGTTATCGTTGTGAACATAGGCCGGGTTCGTGCAGAATACGGCGCCCAGATCACCAATCAGGGTGGGGTCGTCACCCTTGTGGGGTATCTCAATGATCAATCGTGATCCCGCTGACAACTACGGCCTAACCTACAAGTTCATGCCCGTGGCTTACCGTTACCATCGCGGTGAGCATTGGTATTGGCATGAGGGGTTTGAACCTGTGTGGGTTATGGATCTTGTAGAAAAGGGATACGCCATCATGGCTACGCGCCGTGATGAGGGGCAGTTCACACTTCTGGTCAAACTAGCCAAGAGATAATCATGGCCCTTTCAGACGATATCTTGTTCAACGCCATCTTGGCCGTGGCTACCGCCAAGACAGTGGAACAGGCCCGGAAGATTGCTCTGGACGCCATAGACCGACACCAGAAAAACCGCCCCGCGATGGTTTCGTGGAGCGGCTATCAGTCCTGGACGGCGCCCTGTAGGGCTAGCCAGAAGAAGTAGCCAGCCCGGCGGCGATCGTGGCGTAGCCAATGGCATCCACGTAGTCGTCCGGGTTCAGGCGACCATTCATCGTCCGGGCGATCTTCATCAGCACCATCATCTGGGCGACGTCTTCGGCGTCGATCAAAGACACACGAAATTGGCTAGTGCCATAATTTTTGGCCGCTATATAAGCATCCCACAGCCCGGCAATAGCCTCAAAGTTCTCTTTGAAGTCTCCATGCGTCTCCCGCCGATCGCCTTGAACTAGGCTGCCGGCAGTCTCCCATGCCGCCTTGGCGGCTTCGTAGTGATCAGAACTCATACTTCACAATCTCCGGAAATTTCTTGGTGTAGTTCACCGTGATGTAGTGGGGCACCTTCAGGCTATCCGTCCGCTCCAGGGCAGCCTCCACGCTCCCTGGCGGGACATCGTCAGGGTTCCGCCTGCGCCACCAGTGATCGGCCTTCGTGCGCGCAAAGCCCGGATGTTCCAGGCAGATATACTCATCCACGCGACGGATGCCGACGTAGTAAGACACGCGCATCGCCGGGATGCCCGACTTGGTCACATACCGGCTGTAGCTGACGTTCTTCACCTTCATCAGCATGGACGGCGTCTCAGTAGACATCATCGGGCCGTCATAGGCCACGTTAGTGGACTTCCTTTCCGCCTCCGGGACCGGGAAGACATACTCGCACTGCGGGCACACTTTCGCCCCCAGCGGGATCAGCCCATTGCATTGCGGGCACCGCTTGATGGGCGCCATCGCGGCCACCCCGCCCTTCTTCCTGGGCGGCATAACAGCGTCGATGAATCCGTGGCGGATGACGTTCCCACCGAAGTCCACAATGAGGCAGTCCTCCTTGCCGGGGGCAAGGCGCAGTCCTCGTCCAGCCATCTGGACATACAGCCCCGGCGACAAGGTCGGACGCAGCATCACCACGGCGTCGATGCCCGGATAATCAAAGCCCGTGGTCAGCACCTGACAGTTTACCAGGGCGCGTATCCTGCCAGCCTTGAAGGCGCCTATGACGGCGTCACGGTGCGGAGCGCTCATATCCCCGCTCACCACGCTGGAAGCCACTCCACGCCCCTTCAGGGCGGTGCTGATGGCCCTGGCATGCTCCACCGTCACTGCAAACACCAGGATGGCCCTCCGCCCCTGGCACCGCTCCACAATGGCATCGCAGTGATGTTCCACAAGTTCCATGGCGGACATGATCTGGCCCAGGTCGGACAGGTTAAACTCGCCCGCCGTCCGCTTCACGCCCCGTAGGTCCACCGTGGCGCCGTGCTTGCAGGTCAAGCGGCTTAGGTAGCCCCGGTTGATCAGGTCGGCCAGATTGGCCTCGTAGCTGATGCCGTCGAACATGGCCTCGTCGCCCTCGTGCAGCATCCCGCTCTGGAGGCGATAGGGTGTTGCCGTCAGGCCGATCAGCTTCACGTTCGGGTTGGCCTGGGCAGACTTCATCAGGAACGACGAATACATCCCCGTGTCATTGCGCGGGATGAGGTGGGCCTCGTCCACGATGATAAGGTCGAAGGCACCGTAGAACGCCTCTTTCCGATAGATCGACTGGATACTGGCCACGGTGATCTGGTCGATCTCCCGGCGCTTCATGCCGGCGGAGTAGATGCCCATCGGCGCGGATGAGAAATTCCGCGCATACCATACCTCCTGGATCTTGGCGGCGTCCTGTTCCACTAGTTCCTTGACGTGGGTGATGACCAGCACCTTTCCGCCGGGATTGTCCCGGCAGAATTGGTAGATGATCTCGGCCAGGATGACAGACTTCCCAGACCCGGTAGGCGTGACGATCAACGGCGCCACGCCCCCGGTTGCGAAGTAGTCATAGACCGAGTTGACCGCTTCGGTCTGATAATCACGCAGGATCATCTTTTACCTCATACGGGATCACCTTGGCGCCCCACCACAGGCTCTTGATGTTCTCCACAAGCTGGTCCGCCACGGTAGATGCCGTGCAAATGGCCAGTTCCTCGCTCAGGTAGCCCGCCGTGAAATCCTCCGGAACCATCTCCCTGGTGCAGTCCTTCGTGATGTTGGCGAACATCGTCCCGTTGGTCTTGTGCTTGTATCCAACCCAGTCATCGGACCCGTCCACTACATCAGCGTATGGCACCAACTGAGGGATGAACAAATGAGACCCGCAGGCATCCTTCTGATCCTTGAAGGATAGAACCTTGCTAAACTTCTCACATATCCAGCCCTGGCCTGCCAAATCAGGCGTAGCATGCACGCAGGTGCGGCAGTTCTTCTGTGCTACCTGATTGCTATGGCAGACGCCATAATGGTTGCACATCTTGCACTGATACCAAGTGAAATCTGTGCTGACCGGCTCCAAGGGGGCCTGGGCGTTGATCACCCGTTCCGCCCGGCTGACATACGTGGTGGCGGCTTCCTCATCGAAGTGGACCCACTCGCTATACAGATCGTCGTTGTCCTTGTTCACGGCGAGATACAGGGCGCGGTCCAGTTCGGCGAACAGCATGTAGCACTGCATCTGCGCCCAGTGCTGCGGCTTGGAGACAAGCACACCGTCCTTCATCAGAGAATTAAACGACTTGGAAGAATGCGTCTTGAACTCCGTAATAGCCCAGGCTTTCGGGGCTTCCGGAAAGCCACGTCCGATGCCATCGCAAGATCCGCCGAAATGGTTGCCCAGCGTAGAGAAATAGAACTGCTTCCCCGTGTCTGGGTCACGCTCCAGAACCTCTACGCCAATGGCCCGCAGGTCAGCCAGGAACCGGTCCTCGGCCAAGTGACCCGTCTGGAACAGGCGCCGGATACGCCCCTTGATTTCCGGGGTGCTGGCCCAGCGGAAATTATACCAAAGCTGCCGGTCGCAGGGGCCGCCAATCTCAGAACAGCCCAGGTGCAAGCGTGGCTCGTCAGTCTTCGCCTCATACCATTCCAGAATGGCGTTGGCGGTCGTGTGGCTTCTCTTAGGAACTGCCGTCATACTTCGAGATCCGATATATAGCTGTTACTCTCGCGGCAGCTTCTATGCAGCCGTTCGCCCGCCCATCCGCTTTCCAATGGCTTGCCGCACTTCAGGCATTTCCTGACCTTGGCGACATGCCGCTCTTTCTGCCGCTTGATCAGTTCCGGGTAATACATATTGTCTTTTGCAACGTATTCCCAATCCATGTATACCTCCCAGAGAAAGCGGGGCCGAAGCCCCGCTCTTTACTGATTAACCACGCTTCCAGACAGGCGCCTTCCGCTCACCCTGCGGCATCGGCGTCACCTGGGCCGTCTGTGCCGGCGCGGTGTTCACCTGACCGGCCACGCCGGTCGTCTGAGAGGACGAGTAGCCCTTGATCTCGTTGCTCGCGGCATAGCCCTTGTCCTCGGGCTTGATCTGCACATCCACAAACAGCGGGATGTTGTGCAGTTCGTCAGTCTCAGCAACCATGCCCCGCTTGCCGCAGGCCTTACCCAAGGCACTCAGGTTCGACCGCGCGATGTCCTCGGTCTTCTTGTTCTTGTTGATGATATTCATCCGCTCCCACAGGCGGCGTCCCTTGAAGGGACCGTCCATGACCTCGAATGTCCACTCGATGAACTGGCCGTCACCGGCCTTGGTGTCCTTCACCTGACTGCCAATGATCATCACCATGTAACGCCCGCGCGGGAGCAGTTCGTAGGTGTTAACAGACGGTTCAACGGAATCGATGTCGAAGTTGATTGTGGCCATTTGTTTCGTTCCTTGTGTTTAAGATTAAGCGGCTTTCGGCTTCGGAGCCAAAGCGTTCTGGAAGGCGTCCCAGGACAGCGGAATGCTATCCGGTAGACCGTAGCGGTTCTTGGCGAGATAGGCAGGCTTCTCGGTCGTGTAGATCAACCGGTCACCCGTCGTAATTCCACGACGTGCGCTACTGTTGAAACCCACTTCCGTTTCTTTTGTGACCACACGGAAATTGCAAAAGAACACCGCGTCACACCACTCTTGGACAAGCGCGCTCGCCCGCGCCTGTAGTTTCGGCTGATATCTGTCATACGGTTCCGTCTCCGGGCTATCAAACCGTCTGATTTCGCTGTGGGCAATCAGGACCACAGCCATCCCCTTTTCGTTCCGCAGGGCCGTCAGGCCGTCCAGGATCTCCCGGAAGCAGTCAGCGGCATAGATCGCGCCCTTGCCGAATGCCAGTTCCTTGGCCTCGTAGTTCGCGTTGACGTGCGCGGAGATCAGGTTCTCCAGCCAGTCCACGCTATCCAGGACCACGGTCTGGTATTCGTGGTCCTCCTCCACCAGGGAGCCGATCGCCTGGACAACGTCCGCGTAAGACGACGCCAAGGGGAAATGCGGCACATCCAGAAGGCCCAGGCCATCCTCCGTCTGGATGAAGATCGGGGACGGGGCATGGGCGCCAAAAGTCGTCTTGCCCATGCCATGCGGCCCGTAAATCATCACCCTCGGCGCGCGGACCGCATGGTTCCGCTGTACCGAAGCTAAGTTAAACGCCATTCGTGATGTCCTCCATCGTTGTCGTCCGTTTGATCATGCCCAGCAGATGCTTCCCGTTTCGGGTCCACCGGCCAGAGCCGGCCACCATTTCACCCAGCGTGGGCGACCTCTGCGGTCCCAGGACCGTCCGCAGCGTCGGCGTCACGTTCTCCATGTGCCGAGCTATATTCAGGTCGTCGTCCATTAGTATGTCTCCTTCCACCGCATGATCATCTGGGCGCCAGTCATCCGCTCCGGGGGCGGTGCCAGACGATCGGCAACGGCATTGATGCCGTCCTCGATCTTGGCCAGTGCGCCCTCTAGCAAATCACACTGGCTGGCCAATGCCCGATATCCTCCGTTTCGGGCACTGACCTCAAAATTGACCAGGATGATGCGAATGAGCGCCAGTTGGTTGGCCTCCTCGCGCAGGAGTTCAGCTTCGTGGCGCATCATTCTTTTCCATCAGGCTATTTCAAACTGGCCCCAGCCCATGCCGGCGGACATACGGCTATCGGGGCGGCCTTCGCCAATACCAACCTGCCACCCGGCACGGGCGAGCAAGTTCATCACGTCAGAGGCAGAGAATTGGTCCGCATCCCACTGGAGAGTAACAGTCGCCTGCCAGCCCGGAGCCCACATCGGGCGCGCACGAAGGTCTACAGACCCATTGGCGTTGCGCCCTGGGCGCACATCCATTGTGGGTTCGCCGTGAGTGATCTTGACCAAACCCGTGCCTTCTTCGTCATAGCCATCGGCGACACAGAAGATGGACAGTTTGGCCAGGGTCATCTTGAACCCAACAGTGCGGCAGGCGCTGATCATGGCCGACCGAAACGCGGTAGCCGGAATGCCGTCCCACCCCTCCGTGGAGCGGTGCCGCCCGCCCTGGAAGACGGCATCGAAATCCTTGGCCTCCTTCTTCTTGTTCTTCCGGCTGGTCTGACCGGCCTCCTGCGTGGCACGGATTTGGTCCTGCGCTTTCATGCTAAACTTGCACTGGACCATTGGGCTGATCCCCCGGATCGTGATCTTGGCGCTCTCGATCTTCGGTGGGGCAATCACGACATTCTTGGCCGTGCTGATCTGGTTGATACCTTCGGGCATAGTTACATCCTTCCGTTGTCTTGTTGAGTGGTTTTAAGCAGCCTTGTCGGTGCGCTTGACGCGCCTGGATTTGATCTTGTCCACGGCAGCCCAAACGTCGGCAAGTTCGTTGATGTGACGATACTTATCCTGCATACGCTCCAGTTCACGCAGGGCGTCACGCAGCATGATCTGCGTCAAATCCTGGGCCTGGAGAACATCCGCCATGTTGCGGTATCCCCCGCCAACCGGTCGGTCGATGGACAGGGAAATGAACCGCTCATGCGTCGGGCCAGCGATCGTCACATGGATCTCAATCAGCTTTCGCACCTGCCATAGACGGTGCTGATAGGCGGCGCTTTCGTCGTCCCAGTCGATCGCCGCATGAAGTGCAGAGCCCGGATTGTTCTGGGCCCATGCCACGACCTCGTGGGCATGCAGTTTTCCATCTTCGGAGGCAGCATGAATAGCCAGTAGTTCCTGCTTTATAGTGGTTGTCACGAGTCCTTCCTTTCTGTTGTGACTAAGCCTGCGGTGCGTTGTGCGGCGCTGCGGAGCGGGGCGTTGTATTGCCTGCGGTGCGTGGCGAAGCCCGACGGCGTGCGGCGTTGCGCGGCCTCATGGTGCGATGCGCCTCGGTGCGTTGCCTGCGGTGTGCAGTGGTGTGATGCGACGCGAATCGTGGCGATGCCTGCCGTGCGCTGCGTTGCGGTGCGACCCGTTGCGTAGCCTGCGGTGCGGAGCGGAGCGATGCGAAGCGACACGCAGCGAAGCTGCGCCTGCGATGCGTGAAGACGCGTTGCGGCTCGGCGTGGTGCGAAGCGGTGCGGTGCCTGCGGTGCGGTGCGTGGCCCAGCGGCTCGTGGCGGAGCGACGCGGAGCGCTGCCTGCGAGGAACTGGCGCAGCACCCGCGAGGGCGGGCGTGCCCAATGCTGATGTGCTGCGCCTGGATCATTAGACTTCCTCCCCTTCCTTGCTGTCCTGGGCCGCCAGGGCGGCGGCCAGGGCGGTGAAGGCATCGATCTCGGCCTGAGTTTTCAGGTAGATGACGAACCCGCTCAGCAGGCTCAGGCCTCGGTCGTCCTTGGCGCGCAGGGTGGCGTATGCCACCCCCTGGGACAGGACGTCCACCTTGCAGCGGATATCGCCGTTGCTGTGGGTGCTGGCTTCGATCCTCATTAGCCAATCCTCCGGGTGTAGGCCGCGTAGTCAGCGGCCAGGGCGTTGGCGTCCTCCATGGCCTCGCGGGCATCCCGCTCGCGGCGGGCGCGGTCCATCAGGATCATGTCCACGGCGAGTTCAGAGTCATCAAGGTCGGCGTTCTCGTGCGCCTCCAGGAACTCGGCGGTGGGCTCGGCGCGGCGGTCGAGGAGGTAGTTCACCTCCTCCCAGAACGCCTGGAACTGTGTGCTACTGGTCAGCATGATACCCTCCTTAAACCTTGACGCTCACGGCGGTCTTGGCCGCCTTGGTGGTGATCAGGGAACCCACGCAGCGCCACGCCTTGGGGTCGGTCGCGCGGATCTTCTTGGCCTTGGTCTCGTCAAGGGAAACGGTGCGCTTGATCAGCGCGTCGAACCCGGCCTTCTCGCACTTGGCGATGAAGGCATCCATGTCGTCAGCGGAGACGGAGTAGCTGGTCTTGCCGGTGATGGTGACCTTGAAGCCGTTGGACAGGTCGTGGGTCTCGGCGCCTTCTTCCTTGGCACCCAGGAGATCAATGATCTCCTGCTCAATGGCCACGCGGGCCTTGTTGGCTTCGGCCTCGGCGGCCTTCGCGGCGATCAGCTTGTCTACCAGGGCGATCGCGGCGGCGTCGGAGTTGCTCATCATTAGGCTCCTTGCTGGCCCGGTCATCCATTAACCGGGGCGTCGTTGACGAAAACAACGTAACCGGGGCCGACGGGGATTGCAACAGGGAAAATGCAGGGCGACGAAATTTTTTTTCGTGGCTTGCCTCGGGCGCGGTCTCGCGGCTAGCGTGGGGGACTGGCCGCCGTTCCGGACTGATCCCCCGGAGTAAGTCGCGCTTGTGTCCTCGGCGCGTGGCGGCCAGCCCAACCCTCGAGGACAGAGGACAAAAATGTGAATACAGACAACGTCTTAGCTATCCGTCAGCGCGTCTGGGATACGGGCTTCCGGCCCGTGCCGATCGTGTCGCATGACACCAACGGCCCATCGCCCGGCAAGCGGCCCTTGGGCAAAGACTGGATAGGGGATGCCCGGCGAGACCCGCCGTTCTGTGTGACGGCGCCGCCGGTTGTCCACGCGCTGAACACCGGCATCCTGGCCGACGGGCTCCGCGCCGTGGATATCGACGTGGACGACCCCGCCCTGGTGGAGCGTATCCAGGCGGAAGCCGAGCGCATCCTGGGCGAGGCTCCCCGGCGGACCAGGGCAAACAGCCCGCGTATCCTGATGCTCTACCGGGCCATCAGCGGGGAACCCGGCAAGCGATCGATCGCGGGCGATCACGGCAAAGTGGAGATCCTGGGGCGGGGGCAACAATTCGTGGCCTTCGGCACCCACGCCTCCGGGGCCGCGCTAGAGTGGCCCGAAGGCGGGCCAGGGGATTTTTCCGACACGCAGTTGCCGCCGGTTACGGAAGTCGAGATCGACGAGTTCCTGGCCGCCGTGGCGCCGATCATCGGGGCGGCGGAGGATGTACGTACAACATCCGGACAGGGCGATGCGGGCGGCTATACCAGCAGCATGGGGCAGCGAACCTCGATCCTCTCCGCTGCAGATGCCATGGCCCAGATCAGGAACGAAGGCCCCCGCGACTGGGAACGGTGGAACCGGGTCGGCATGGCGCTCTGGGCAGCTACTGGCGGCACCGAAGGTGGGCGAGAGGTATGGCACGCATGGTCAGGCCAGAACCCGTCCTACAATCCGGATGAAACCAACGCCCGATGGGATCACTACTTCAATTCGCCGCCCACCCAGATCGGGGCGGGGACGTTGTTCCACTTGGCGGCAGAGGCAGCGCCGGGGTGGAAGCCGCCGCACCACCTGGGCGAGGCGCCCGTAGAGGAGGTAGAGCAAGGCGCGGACGATCTCTACCTCGACATGGAAGCCCTGGGCGAGATCAAGCCCATCAAGTGGGTCATAAAAGACATCGTGGAAGCCGACGCCCTGGCTTTGATCTACGGCGGCCCAGGATCAGGCAAGTCCTTCCTGGCAATCGACCTAGGGTCTTCCGTGGCGACAGGGATGCCCTGGAGGGGCATACACCCCGTGCGGCAAGGCAAAGTCATCTACATTGCCGGCGAAGGGCACAACGGCCTACATAGGCGGTTCGCGGCCTGGAAAATGCACAACAACGTCATCGCCATGGCGCAAGGGACAATGTGGAAATCCGCCGGGGCAATGCAGACCTTGGACCCTAAATCTGTGCAGGCACACTCCGACCGTATCGCAGCCATATGCGGCAATGATCCACCCATCCTAGTGATCATCGATACCCTCGCACGGAACTACGGCCCCGGCGACGAAAATAGCACAAAAGACATGACGGCCTTCGTGACCGCCGTGGATCACTGGTTCCGCCAAAGGTTCGGGTGCGCCGTCCTGGTAATTCACCACAGCGGACATAACCAAGAACGCGCACGCGGATCCAGCAGCCTGAAAGCAGCCGTGGATGCCGAATACGAAGTCGTCAAAAGTGCAGAAGGTCTCGTGACCTTTAGCACTACAAAAATGAAAGATGCAGAACCCGCGCCACCAAAAGCATTCGAATTGCTCTCAGTAGACCTGGGCGTCGTAGACGACGACGGAGAACCAATCACTAGCGCCGTGCTGGTGGACGCAAGCCAACAAGCCCAGCAGCAAGATGTCCTGCACACCGTCCTGGCAACAGACAATAAAGGACACGGTATCACCATCAGGTGGGCACTCAGCCATCTACACAGCCAGTGGATGAGCGAACGGGAACTCGCCGAAGCAGCAGATTGCTCAAAACAAAAGGCCGGCAAAATACTGGATGAACTCCATAAGCGAGGGTTTATCCAACCAGCCGAGCGGAAAGGATACGTCACACTCCCCGGCTGTGTGACCGCCGAAGGCATACAAGTGCTCCAACAAGACCTCGCGTGGAGCATCCTACAAGCGAAAAAGGCAAAAGAAAAATCTTCTATGGAGGAGCAAGAAAATGAGAGTTGAGAGAATTTCTTGCTCTTATTTTAGTTGTTTCGATGTAGTCAACAATCACTCCATGCCCCGACCCATACGGGGCACGGGGCTATTCCGGGGCACGAACAAGCTGAAATTGGCTCAAGTTTTTGATTTTCAAAAATCTTTTCGTGCCCCGTTAATGTGGGGCACGTGCCCCAGCGATATCTTTGAATACCCGACCACCAGTGCCCCCCCTATTTAGAGGGGGGGCACGGTGGGGGGATATAGTATTCAACGGGCAGGGCGCGCGGGCGGGAAGAAGAAAAGAAGTTTTTAATTTTTGAGGAATAAGAATGGGACTTGATCCTGAAACCCTGACTTTCACACTCGGGTATCCCCCGACTGGTAACACGTCCGTGAGGCATGGGACCGGGGGTCACTGGCTGTCGCCGAAAGCCAATGCGTATTTTGCGCTGACCCGGTTTGACCTGATGAGGCAGGGCGTGAACGTGGCCCTGACCGGGCGGCTCAAGGTGGAGGTGGAGATATCTCCGCCGGACAAACGGGCGCGCGATCTGGACAACGCCTGGAAAACGGCAGGGGACGCCTGCACCAGGGCGGGGGTGTGGCTGGACGACAGCCAGATCGACTGGCTCGTCCTGCGGCGCTTGGAGCCGGTGAAGGGCGGGCGCGTCCGGGTGACAGTGACGGTGCTTGACACAGAAAGCGAAGGCAATTAATTTTCGCAATCATTCGCAAGGAGGTTATGCGATATGCAGGCACTCGAAAGGCCATTGCTGGTTTCCCAGGCAAAGGCGCGCCAGATGATTGGCATCGGCACCACAAAGTTTTGGGAATTGGTTAAGTCAGGGAAGATCAAGACCATCACGCTTCACGAAGGCGGACGGCCTATGGTGGTCTATGCCAGCTTGGAGGCTCTGGTGAACGGGGATAAGCCATGAAAGCGACAGGGGTGGCACAATCAAAAAAAATGCCCGCCTGGGTGTTTGCTAAAATCAAAAAAGCCAACGAAGACGGGCAAGTAAAGCCAAAGCCAGTTTCTAAAGTGGCGAAGCACGTGAGCGAGGCGAAGCGGAAGCCTCAGATGTTTGTGGGTAATCCACCTAGTGAAGCAGATGGGTGGTTTCCTGTCGGAGATTGCAAAACCGGGAATAGAGAAAATTGGACCGTGTATTGCAGACCACAAAATCCTGAATCCGAATGGGTCGGCGTAAAGGTGGTGGCCAATCAAGCGTCAGTGCATAAAGCAAACTATTGGGTCAGTTATAATTTTGTGGTCCACAGGGCGGCGAAAGGGAAAGACTTTGTGCTGATGCAGGATAACCGGCCAGATTTGCACAAAGAATTTTTGGGAATAATGCAGAGATACCCGGAGGGGAACAGTGGTTGATTTGCTCGAAGGAGAAATGCCCTGGCCCGATGTGGCCGGGGCGGGAGACGTGGGCGTCATCCGGGAATGGCTGGCGGCTAGCCGACAGGGGCACGCCCTGGCGGACCATCTGGCCGAGCATGACCTGATGGAAATCTGGAACCCGAGCGGGATGGTCCCGCGCAGGAAGCTGAGTGGAGGACTGACTAATGGCTGACATCGGACACAACGTGGGCGGCGGCGAGAACGGGGCGACTGGCGTGGCTGCTGACCGGCTCCGGTCGATCGTGGAGAGGATCGAGCGCCTGGAGGATGAGCGCCGGGCGATCGGCGAGGACATCAAGGACATCTACACCGAGGCGAAAAGCGCCGGGTTCGTCCCCAAGGTGTTGCGGAACCTGATCGCGGAGCGCCGTCGGGCGGCAGGGGAGGTGTCGGAGGAGCAGATGCTGCTGGAGACCTACAAGTGGGCGCTGGGAATGCTGGCCGATACCCCGCTGGAGCAGGCCGCCATGGGACGGGCCTCGTAGGGCGCCTGGGAGGCACCGCCAGGGCGTTTTTGGGGTTGGGGTGGTATGCGCGGGTAGCCCAGAGACTCAGAACGCCTCTGGTGGGCTTCTACGGGAGCTCGTGGGTTGGGGTCTGATGGACAAAAAAAGACCCCCCGGCCTCGGTGCCTGGGGGGTCAAGTTTTGGAGGATGCAGTCAAGCCAGGGGAGTGTAGCCCCCGGCGGGGGAGGGTTCAACCCTTAGATTCTCGCTCATGGATGAGCCTGTCCAAGCGGGCCGCCTCGTGCAAATTCCGCCACGCGGCGAGGGTGTCGCCCAGGCGGGTGTCCTGGCGGGCAATGGCAAGGCGCACGTCCCGCCGGGCGCGCAAGACGCCCAGGGGGACAGCGTCGTCCGGGGGAGGCAGGCGCCACGGCTTGGCGGGTAGGCTCACGGGAGCCTCGGGCGAAACGCGGCCACGTTGCTCAGGCGGGACAGGCGGGCATAGCGGAGCCAGTCACGGGCCCCGGCGCGGCTGACGCAGATGCGGGAGACACGGGCCTGGGTGAGGGCGTCGGCCACGATGGCCGCGAGGTGGGGGCGGTCCACGCCGCCCGTGGGCGTGGCGGAGACGTGGCGGGTCAGGGTGGTGGGGGTCATGGTGGTGGTCCTCCAGGGGGTGGGGGCCGGAGCCCCCCGGTTGAGATCAGGCGAAGCTGCGCTTGTAGGCGGCCTCCGGTGTGAATTTTCCGTCCACGTAGATGCGGGCAGGAAACTGGTTGAACAGCAGGCCCGTGGTGCTGCGCTTCACGATGACATCCTGTTCGATGCGGACCCGCTTCCCCGCGCGGGTGCCGGTGATCGCGTAGGCGAGGCCGGTGAACCGCGTCACGGAGATATCTACGAGGTCGCCCAGCTTGCCCTGGATCTTGTCCTGCCACGCGGCAACAGCGGCGTCAGCGTAGTCCGCAGCGGCGCGGGTGAGGCGGTCTTCGTCGAGGTAGACCGGGTCGCTCAGACGGTCCCCGGCGCGGCGCACGACGCGGGAGACCAGGGCGCTGAAAGTCCGAGAAAACTGGTAGCTGTTGTGGATGCCCTTCAGGGTCGGGCCGTGCGCTTCGATCATAGCGGCGAACAGGGCGCGGACCTGGGCAGCGTAGCGGTCAGCCAGGGCAGGGCGGAGATCAGCAAGGGCAGCGGTCAGGTCGGTCATTTACACATTCCTCATTTACAGTCCCTGGAGAATACCCGCCGCCCACAAACAATGTCAACACCCAAATCGGGGTGTGGTGGAAAAAGTTGAAGTCGGGGGGGCGGGTGCGTAGATTGCGGTGAGGAAGCAAGGGGTTAGATCATGGCTACGCCGCGAAAGAGGCCGGAGGATTTGCTGAAGCGAGGGCGTCCGTCGGGCTATCAGCCAGAGTATTGCAAGCGTGTCGTGGAGATGGGCAAGGAAGGCCTGTCCATCGCCCAGATGGCCGCCCGGCTCGGTGTGGCGAAGGCAAGCATCTTCGACTGGGCGAACCAGTATCCACAATTTTCGACCGCACTTACAAATGCAAGGACTTTGGCGCAGTCTTGGTGGGAAGATGCTGGAAAAGCAGGTATTTTCGCTGAGAAGTTCAACGCCCAGGTGTGGAAATTCATCGTCGCGAACCGGTTTAGAGAAGAATACGCCGAGCGCCGGGTGCAGGAAGTGAGTGGGCCGGATGGTGGCCCGATCCAGACGGAGACCAAGTCCCTGGACGTGTCCCGCTTGTCCCGCGAGGAGCGGGAGGCGCTGAAGCGTACGCTGCTGATCGCCCTGGGGGAGGGCGAGGGCTAGTGGCGCGTCTGGACCTACGTATCGAGGAGCCATGGACCCAGGACCAGACCGAGTATCTCCACGCCCTGTGGATGGCGGCCACGGAGGACGGGCAGTGGGAATACACTGTCACGCAGATCGGCCAGAAGCTGGGTCGGTCCCGAAACAGCGTGATAGGGCGCCTGAGACGGACGGGGGCGCCTGGGCGGGTCAATCCGGTGACCAGGGCCGCCGTCGTCCCCCAGGCCACTGTAGCCCCGCCTGAGCCCCCGCCCGTGGTGATCAGGCTCCCCAGGCCGCCCAGGATGGAGATCGTGACCATCCTGCGGTCTGTGGATCCATGCCAGTGGCTGGACGGAGACGATCGCCCCTACACCCAGTGCCAAAAAGCGCGGCGCCCTGGTAGACCGTATTGCGCCGGCCACCACAAGCTGGCTTATCGCCCGCTGCCCGAAAAGCCGAAGCTGGAAGCCATTCGACTACAAGATTTTGTGGATAAATTCTAGATAATGATCAACATATTGTACTAACTGGGCTAAGCTAGTGGTATGATTCAACGAAGGCCGGCAAGTGCAGGACAGGACATGAGGCCGATAGGAATCGATCTTTTCGCGGGGGCCGGGGGCATGAGCCTCGGGTTCGAACAGGCAGGCTTCGACGTTGCCGCCGCCGTCGAAATCGATCCGGTGCACTGCGCCGCGCACAAATTCAATTTCCCAAATTCGCGCATCGTATCGCGGTCCGTTGAAGACCTGAGCGGCACGGAAATCCGCAAGGCCGCCGGCATCGGCAATGCACAAGTTGATTGCGTTTTCGGGGGCGCACCGTGCCAAGGCTTTTCCCTTATTGGCCATCGCGCGCTGAACGATCCACGTAACAGGCTAGTCCAGGACTTCGTTCGAATCGTCTCAGAACTCGACGCCCGCACATTCGTTTTTGAGAACGTCAAAGGTCTTACAGTCGGAAGACACCAAAAATTTCTCAAAGAACTTGTCGCCGCATTCGATGAGGCCGGATACGACGTCCGTCAACCGTGGAAGGTTCTAAATTCCGGAAACTTCGGGACCCCGCAGTTTCGAGAGCGCCTTATTCTGTTCGGGTGCAGGAAGGGAGAGACGCTTCCTGATTATCCCTCGCCCATCGCTAATCTTGCAGGGCGAAAAGCCGTCTATGACGGTTTGCCGCAAGGGCCGACTTGTGCAGATGCCCTTGGGGACCTCCCGAATGCAGATCGATTTCAGACCTTGCTGAGCAGTGATAGTGTCAAGACAACTACGTACGCTACCAGGGAGTGTCCAAAATTCTGGACAAGCAGTGAACCTTCCGCTTACGCTGCCGAGCTTCGATGCATGACCAACGAAGCGTGGCACTTCGGGTACGTCCGTGACTGGGATCGTTCATTTCTTACGTCGAGCAGCCGAACGGAACACACGGATATCACGCGCCGCCGGTTCTCCGAAACCGAACCAGGATCGGTCGAACCCATCAGCCGTTTCCTCAAGCTCTCAGAAACGGGCGTTTCTAATACGCTGCGCGCCGGAACGGACGGCGCACGAGGTGCATTCACCAGCCCACGACCGATTCACTATCGGTTTGATCGGTGCATTACAGTGCGCGAAATGGCACGTCTGCATGGCTTCCCGGATTGGTTCCGCTTTAATGTCACAAAATGGCACGGGGCCAGACAGATCGGCAACGCGGTTCCGCCGCCGCTCGCCCGCGCTATAGCCAGTCAAGTCATGTTAGCGTTGGGCGTTAAGCCGACGAGACCTTCTCAAATAATCGCATTGGGCGATGAAGAGCTCTTGTCTCTCGACCTGTCTGGCGCATCCGCCTACTTCGGCGTCGAGGCCATGCCCAGCCGACGCGACCGTAAGAGCGGTGCGACGAAGCGCAAACAGGCAGATATTGAGCGCGAACGTCTCGCCGGGCGCGCAGGACGCCCAGGGGGGCTTTGTCATCCGGGGGAGGCAGGCCCGTGAGCCTGATCACGATCGGTGGCACGAGGCTCGATGCCCGTAACGTATTGCTTGAAATAGAAAAAGCGGACCTAGAAGACGACCTCTACGCCTTTGTGGAAGCCGCGTGGCCGGCGATCGATAGTGCCCAGTTCGCCCAAGGCGGCTACGCCATCCAGGCAGTGTGCGAACACCTGCAAGCGTGCTGCGATGGTCACATACGGAACCTTTTGATCAACATCCCGCCACGCTTCAGCAAGTCCACGATCTGCGGGACCGCGTTCCCCGCCTGGGTCTGGGCGCAGAGCCAGCGCACGTCTCTGTCAGGCCCCGGCGCCCAGTTCCTCCACGCATCGTATGCAATGAGCCTATCGGTGCAGGACAGCGTGAAATGTCGCACGCTCATCCAGTCCGAATGGTATCAAAAGAGATGGGGGGATCGCTTCGCTCTGGTTGGCGACATGAACACCAAGACGCGGTTTCAGAACGACAAGAACGGCGCCCGCATCGCGGTGTCCGTGGGCGGCACGACGACCGGTCTTGGTGGCAACTATCTCATCGCCGACGATCTCAACAACGCCGCCGAGGCCAACAGCGATGCCATGATCGAGGCCGCCATAAACTGGTGGGACACGGCTTGGTATAACCGCCTGAACGATCCCGTCACCGGCTGCCGCATCGTCATCGCCCAGCGCCTGTCCGACCGGGACATCAGTGGCCACGTCCTCGAAAAGCAGGTGGGCGCCTGGACGCACCTATGCCTCCCCATGCGCTTCGAGCCAGAGCGATCGTTCCATACGGTTCTCGTGCCCGCCTGGGCCACGGAGGACGGGGAAGAGATCATATGGGAAGATCCGCGCACCCAGGAAGGCGAACTCCTCTGGCCGGAACGCTTCCCCGAGAATGAAGTATCTTTGCTGGAGAAAACGCTCGGGCCATACGCCGCCGCCGGACAGCTACAGCAGCGCCCAGCCCCAAAGGGTGGCGAGATACTGAAGCGGGAATGGTGGCAGCTTTGGCCTGACGGAGCATATCCTCCTATGGATTTCGTCGTGGCCAGCCTGGACACGGCCTACACCACGAAGCAAGAGAATGATTTTTCTGCGCTGACGGTCTGGGGCGTGTTCACCGGGGACACGGTCCACCAAGCCACGCGGGTCATCGGGGCGGATGGGATCGCCGGGCAGGTAGAGCGGATGGTCACCGAGACCGCGCCGCGCCTGATGCTGATGGATGCCTGGGCGGAGAGGCTACAGCTACACGACCTCGTCGTCCGGGTGGCGAATACCTGCCGCAAGATGCGGGTGGACAGGCTCCTCATCGAGGACAAGGCCGCCGGGCATAGTGTGGCCCAGGAACTACGGCGCCTGTTCGGGCACGAGGGTTGGGCGGTGCAGCTTGTGAACCCCGGCAACCAGGACAAGGTGGCCCGCGTTCATTCCATCGTTCACCTTTTCGCCGAGGAGATGATCTACGCCCCCGATCGATCCTGGGCTGACAAGGTGATCACGCAATGCGAAAACTTTCCCAAGGGGAAAAACGATGACCTTGTGGACACCGTGTCGATGGCGATACGCCACATGCGCGACCTGGGCATGCTGACGCGGGCACCAGAGCGGCAAGCTGAGATCGAGGAAGGCATGCGGCACACGGGTTCGCCCCCGACTGCATTGTATCCAATATGAGCATGCTGCAACTGAATCCGCCGCTGCCCGTAACCACGCCGCGCGGGAAGGCAATGGCGCACATCTTGATAGACTACGGTCCCGAGATGGACCTAATTTGGGTTTGTTTTCAACAAGATGGTCAGTGCTGGTCGTGGCGCAACACGGAGATAAAAGCGCAGGAAAACATTACTATCGGGAGAAAGAAGAATGATGAAGTTGAACGCTACCGTTGACCCGCATGAAACCAGTTCGCAGCACTGGACCGTGACTGTCTGGGACATAGATGTTGCGGAACGCACGAAAGTATATGTTATTGAAGCCGATACTGATACCATGGCCGCCATGGAAGGCATCCGCCGGATGGAGGCGGAATACACCGGAGTAGACAATGGCAGGGCTGAACCCGGACAACATCCGGCTAGACCAGACAGCGCCGTCTGAAGGCCTGGACGACGAACCCGTTCAGGTCGTCGTGGATGAGGGCGTATCTGACACCGACACCCCGGAAATGGATGACGCGGGGAACATTCTCCGGATCAACCATCCTGATGGGTCCGTTACCGTCAGCATCGACGGCAATCCGCTGGAGCGTGCCGGCAAGGCCAGCGCGGGGTGGTTCGACAACCTCGTCGATGAGATCGACGGGATGGAACTGTCCCGCATCAGCGAGGAACTCCTGCGTGGCATCCGGGACGACCTGGAGACGCGCAAGGAGTGGATCGAGGACCGCGCCACGGGTCTGAAGCTGTTGGGCCTGAAGCTGGAGGCGCCTGGGGTCCAGGGCGCGGCGGACGGCGCCCCGGTGGAGGGGATGTCCAAGGTGCGGCACCCGCTGCTTCTGGAGGCTGTGCTTCGGTTCCAGGCGAACGCCCGGTCGGAACTCCTGCCCACCGATGGGCCGGTGAAGATCAGGAACGACAGCAACACCGAGACAGTCCAGCAAGAGCGTCTGGCCGATTGTCTTGAGAAAGATATGAACCACTATCTGACGGCGGTGGCGACGGAGTATTACCCCGACACTGACCGCATGCTGCTCATGCTGGGCTTCGGGGGCACGGCGTTCAAGAAGGTCTATTATTGTCCGCTACGAAATCGCCCGGTGTCCGAGACGGTGGATGCCGACGATCTCATTGTAAACAATGCGGCCACTGACCTGAGCAACGCCAAGCGCATCACGCACCGCGTCTACATGCGGCCCAGCACGGTGAAGCGGCTCCAGATCCTGGGTGTCTACAAGGACATGGATTTATCCACGCCCAAGTCGGAGGATGCGGACGCCGTCAAGCGGGAGAAGAACTCCCAGCAGGGCATCTCGATGAACGCCGCGAACCCAGACGATCGGGACCGGGAAATCTACGAGTGCTACTGCGAACTGGACATCAAGGGCTTTGAACATAAGAACAAGGGGCGCGAGACCGGGCTTGAGATTCCGTATCGCGTGACCATTGACGCTTCCTCGCGTGAAATCCTTTCGATCGTCAGGAACTACGACGAGGACACCAAGGAACTGCCCGAGGCGCGTGATACGTTTGTAAAGTATACCTTTACGCCCGGCCTGGGGTTCTACGATATCGGCCTGCTGCACATTCTGGGCAACACCACGAACGCGATCACGGCGGCGTGGCGTGAACTTCTCGATGCCGGCATGTATTCCAATTTCCCCGGCTTCCTGTTCGCGGACGTTGGCGCGCGGCAGAACACCAACATCTTCCGCGTGCCGCCGGGCGGTGGGGCGCCGGTCAAGACGGGTGGCATGCCGATCAATCAGGCCATCATGCCCCTGCCCTACAAGGAGCCGTCCCAAGCCCTGATGGCCCTGGTGGGGAACATGGCCGAGACCGGCATGCGGATTGGGGGCACAAGCGAACAGCAGGTCGGTGAGGGCCGTGCGGACGCGCCCGTGGGCACCACGCTGGCTATGATCGATCAGGCGACCAAGGTGCTGAACGCCGTCCACAAGCGGCTTCACGCCGCCCAGGCGCGGGAGTTCCAGCTTCTGGCCCGGTGCTTCCAGGAAAACCCGGAGTCCTTCTGGAAGCGCATTCGCCGCCCGGCATACCAGTGGGATGAGCAGACATTCCTGATGGCGCTGAACGATGCTGATCTGGTTCCCCAGGCGGACCCAAATACGGCAAGCCACACGCAGCGCGTGATGAAGATCATGGCTCTGAAGCAGCTACAGCAGGGCAACCCCACGCTGTATGACCCGATTGCCATCGATCGGGCGGCCTTGCAGACGATCGGGTGGAACAATCCCGAGCAGTTCATGGCGCCGCCCCAGGCGCAAGGTCAGATTCCGCCTGAGTTGCAGAAGCAAATCGCGGAGATGCAGATCAAGAAGCAGGACGCGGATACGAAGGCCAAGATGGTTCAGATCAAGGCTGCGGAAACGCAAGCTAAGGTTATGAACGAAAAGACCCAGACCGACATCCTGATGCAAAAGGCTATGGGTGAAAGCCAGCAGGGTCAGGAATCCCAGGCTGACATGATGGACGCCCACGCCAAGATGCTGGCTGCCCAGAACAAGCAGCGCGAGGTGTCCATCCGCGCCGCCCAGGCTGCGGTGAACGATGAGAGCCGCGATCGTGACCGGGAGAGCCGGGAGCGCATGGCGGTCCTACAGATGGCCAAGGACATTCTTCTTCATCCGGAAGCGGCGCCTCTTATCCAGCCGCTGTTGAATCGTGAGGGCATTCAGTAATGACGAAGGATGTTCGCCGGGCGTTGCTCGTTGCCCGCAGGATGTTTGCTGATGGCGGCGATACGGCCACCACGACAGTGGCCCCCGGCGATAGCGCCTTCAGTGGGTTCTTCGGGGGTAAGTCAGGAAAGAGCGGCCAATCCACCGTAGCCAAGCCGGCAGACAAACTGCCTCTTCAGGAACCGTTGCCTGCCACGACGGTGAACTACCAGAACTTGATGCCGCCCGGCATGGGGATGATCACGCCCGCATCCGCCCCTGGTGGGGGCCTGCCCAATGTGCCGGGCTTCATGGCTGGCCCGTCGGGCTTTGGCAGCCTCGTGCCTGCCCAGGCAAGCCTCACAGCGCCGTTTAGCGGGGTGACGGGCGCCCCCAACCTGGGCGCCCCCACGCCGTCTGTAGGGGCTTCTGGTGGCTTTAATCCCTCCCTCGCCCAGGCCACGTTCAACTACGCGCCAGCCGCTGCGGTGCCGAAGCTGATTGAGCCCACGACGAACCCGTTTGCGCCTAGCGCGACCACTGCGGCGGACGCTGCGGCTAAAAACGTCTACGAGCCTATCGAGGGATCCGGGACAACATCGGAGTCTGATGGCCCCGGCGATAGCGGTGATGCTACCGGGTTCGCCTCCGGAGGCCACGTTAGCGATGGTTATGCTGATGGTGGTGGGATGTATTCTCGTGACTTTGCACCAATCGGGCATTCTTCTATACCTGAAGGAAGCCAAACTTACTCAGGAGAGTCATATGCCGGTGAAAATGCCGCCTCACATAGCCAAATTGGCTCCCAAGCGGGAGGACTACCCATCGGAGGAGGCGTTCCAGGAAGCCAAGGATCACTTCATCCATCGCATCAAGCACCTCTTGAAGGTCTTCCCCAAAGGGTAAAAATTCCTCTCACTGGGGAATTTGTTGAGGCGGGGCCGAATCACCACATTCGTGCTGTCGCTGAAAAATACATGCGCGACATGGGGCTTGAATATAGCCCTCCCAAGAAATACGCGAAGGTAGACCCGGCGCGCGCGCAAAGAATTGCTCATGAATATGAACGTATGGCTGATGATCCTGCCCATCCATTGGTCAAAGCCTCATATGAGGCGATGATCAATGAAACAATGGCGCAATACCAAGTGGCCAAAAAGCATGGGTTTGTTGCTGAGTTTTGGGATCCAGAAAAAGAAAGAGACCCATACGAAGCGTCTCCTCGTCTTGCTATAGAAGACGTTAATAAAAACAATCATATGTATGTGTTCCCCACATACTTTGGTTACGGATCAAAAGAAATCCCAGAAGAAGAGCGCGCAAAAAATCCTCTTCTTGCGGACAGTGGAGAGCGGTGGAACGGTTACCCTGTAACTGTAAATGATGTCTTTAGGGCTGTTCACGACTATTACGGGCATGCCAAGGAAGGTGTTGGCTTTAGGCATGATGGCGAAGAGAATGCGTGGCGCTCTCATGCTTCCATGTATAGCCCGCTTGCTCGTCTAGCTATGACGAGTGAAACCAGGGGGCAAAATAGCTGGCTAAACTTTGGGCCTCATGGTGAACATAACAAAAAAGCCCGAACAGAAGATACGGTTTTTGCGGATCAAAAAATTGGCGTGATGGCCCCATGGACCGCCCATGAAGGCGCTGAAGATTTTATGTCTCCCGAGGACATTCTTAAAATTGAACACGCATACAAGGGGCACAAATACGCTCGCGGCGGTCGCCTTATCCAGGACAAGTATCCCACGCACTACATGCCCAATGTGGGGCGGCAGGTGATGCGGAGTGGTGGGGGGCCAGAACGCTCATTGGAGGAATATCAAGATCCTGAAAGCAAGCGTATGGCTGGCTGGGATTGGACGCCGCTTCCCGAGGTGCATAAATCTCTTGGGTCGTTCACGGAAATTCCATCGCATGTTGCCGCGTTTGGGAATTTTATGAATGAGACCGCCAAAAAAGCCGCAACCACTGGACTGACGCCGCGTGATCTTATCAAGGCGTATCTCATTACACGGGCAAGCATCCAACGTGGAGATCTTACGCCAGAGAAGATAATGGAAAACTGGCCTGATTTTCCCGGTCCAAAGGACAGACTTATTCGCCCCGAGGGAGCAATGGGCGAATGGTTGCAGACCCCAATGGGGCAAAAATATCTAGACGCCGCCGTCAAAGGAAACGTACATCAAGGCGCGGTCCAAGATGCCGTGCGGGCAATGAGTAGCTTTGGCATGACAAATAAAGGGGAGGCACAGGCGCTCCCCTACGCTGCCAAAATGCTACCCGGACAGGAAAAACTCGTATCCGACATGGTCGCCAGGGCCATTCACTCGGATAGCGCCCCACAGGAGTGGCGCGACTGGGCGACAAAATTACATGGCATCAAATACGCCAAGTCTGGATTCCTTGCCTCTATGCTTGGCCGTGGAGACCAGCCAACAGCCGACACGCGACAGTATAATGTTCACTCTGGAACGTCCCCAGGTAAAGAACGTAACAAGCTAATAGACAAGGCTCAGGTCGATTCCGTTCTGCGTCTGGCGGCTCGCCAGAGGGCGTTAAACATCGGGATGCCGTCTGAACTGACGCCACATTACCAACACCTCGTCCACCACACGGTATGGGATAAATCCGCCGATGCCGTAACGACCCACGAAGACCTGATGAACGCAATGCGCCATGCGGCATCTGGCGGCGAAATAAATGATCCTCCCATCCACCAGCATATTGTGGCGCATGCTATGCGCGCTGCTGGGATTGAAGGGCTTGATCAACATAAGATGGCGAACGGGGGTGATCCGGGATCTGATCCCATGGTGCAGAAGGCCATGCGGGTTGCTGACAAATACAAAAATGGCGGCAGATCAGCTTCTCCGGAGCAGGTTGAACTGCAACGGCGCATGAAACTATTGCTGCATCCGGAACATGAAGACCCGGAAGTGGTTCAACAATATCTTAAGGCCCGTGAAGCATGGAGCGTTCCGACGCATGAGCGTGGGGCATACTCTGCCAGAGTATTGCCTATGCCAGCGCACAAGGTATCGCCAACTGTAGCGCCAATGGGGAATGTCACTCCCAAGGAAGCAGAGCAGCTTTCGTGGAATGCGTTCTACAAAATTGGCAAGGGCGGGACAATTTTTACTCTTGGCGGAGATCGATCCAACCTGGGACGCCTGACTCACATCAATGGCAAGCCCCTTGCGTGGCCTGTGGATTTGCATGCCGGCACCAAATATATGGCAGAGCCCAATCCTGGCGCTGTATGGGCAAATGCAAAAGGAGCGGCATCAGCTCTGCGTAAAAACATTCAAGAAGCTGCCAAATACGGACCCGTATATGGTGCCTTTGCCCCGATGAGTCCTAAATCTGTAGATTCATCTGTTAATATGTTTGATGTTTTAATGTCTCAGGTGCCGTCTTCCGGCATCTCTAAGAAAGATGCCAAAGCTTTTGACGATAGCTTAAAAGCGGGCGCTCACATCAAGGGAACTGACGAAGACAGCATTCGCAAACGTGAAAAAATAAAAGAAATTATGCAAAATTGGCCTGGGATCTTGAACGCAGAAAAGGCGCGAGACTTTGCTACCACCCTTTCTGGCGCTCATCGTGGGGCTATCGTCAAACATATGGAGGCCGCGCCCTGGCAAAACGCTGGGTTCCCGTCTGTGGGAATTACTAGGGCAGCAATTACTGATCCTGAGTTGATCAGCACTGCTGGTAATATGATGGGTCACCATGTGGTTGAGTTGGACCCCAGCGCGTATAAGAGGGAAAATCTACTTTTTGAACATTCGACCTACGGATATCCCACCAAAGGAAAGTTGATAGGGAAACTTCCATTTGTTGAACGGCATGTTGCTATGCCTGACTACGTAGAAAGAAGCGTAATGGATCCTGCGGTGGTCAAAAAGACCGGAGAACCACTGATCATTCATCCCTATTCTCCAAATCCATCGGGCCGTAATTCATGGAGCGGGAATACTGAACTGCGGCAGGCGGTTCAGCCGATCAATGAACGTATGCTGGAAAGCATACAGCAGGCCCATGGCTCTGATTTTGCTGATGGGGGCGACGTAGGGTTTAATCCTCAACCAATCCGTCAGGCAAAGCCCGCCCGCAAACCCACCCAAACGCCTGACGCTATCCTCCGGGCGCTGGCCCTCTCACGCTCCATCACGAAAGGAACCTGACGATGAGCGTTGCTACCGCTAAGGCCGCCCGTGCGGCAATGAAGGACAAGGCGCAGCGCCTTGCTAGAAAGCCGTCCAAGGTAAAGACCCAGATTGATATGGGGTCCATGGATGCAGCCCAGCAGGGCGCCACGGCCAAGACCCAGAAGGCATATCGCACGGCGCGCAAGGACGGTGGCAAGGTTCATGGGAAGGCAGCCCCCAAGCGCGCGGATAAGGTGCAGCGGGTAAAGAAGGCTGATGCTGGCAGCGTCAGTGGCTCGCGTATTACCAATGAACCCGTAGGCGCTGCATTGGGCCGCTGGTGGCGTAGCCGGAACGAGGCGCCTGAGATCAGTGCAGGTGGTAGCGGCGCAGTTCCTGGCGCCTATGGCATGGCCCAGCCGTTGACCGATATGCGGACGTATGACCAGCCGTCTGCGCCGGTTTCCACCACTGAGGGCGAGCGGCGCCAGTTCCGTGAAGGGACAAACGATCGGATTGCTGCTTCAGCAATGCGTCCTGCAATGACGCCGGAAGCGTTTACGCCCAGCCGTCCTGAGCCGCGTTCTGCGGCCCCTGCACCTGCGCCAACCCCTGTTGCACGTTCTCGCGCTGCGGCCCCTGCAACGCGCAAACCTACTGCTGATGAACTGATGGATTACTACAACATCGGTGGTGGCCGGGTGAGCAATGAGATGGCTCAGTTGGCGGCAATGCGGAACCGACCCGAAGACGCTGGCCCCATGAAGCGCGGCGGCGCTGCCAAGAAGAAGTCCGCCAAGAAGACGGCCAAGGGCCGGTAACCGAGCGATACAGGAGATAGAACATGTCCGCTCAAGCTAAAACCGCCCGCGCCGCACTGAAGGCAAAGGCACGCCGTATGGCTGGCGAGAAGGCCAGCAAGGTGGACGCCTCTGACTACACCATCCCGGATGACATGCACGCCGAGGCCCCGACGGGTATGCGGCCCGTGTCCAAGCGCGCCTACAAGCGGGGCGGCAAGATCGGCATGAAGGCCGATGGTGCCAAGGCCGTGGCCCGTGCCGACCGCAAGGCCCGCAAGGACGGTGGTCGTCTGGTTGCCCGTGACATCGCGGAGGCCAAGGTCAACCGGAACGTGAAGGACGCCAATGAACTCCGCGAGGGCATCAAACACGTTGGCGGTCTGAAGCGTGGTGGACGTGCTGGCAAGATGGGCGGCGGCGCTATGGATGGCCGCATGGGCATCGTTCCCGATCGTCTCCTAAAGACGACCGCAGGCTCTGGCGCCCCTCTCAAGAAGGGCGGCAAGGTTGGCCACATGGAGTGGGAACACTCCAAGAAAGACCTCTCCCAAGACAAGAAGCTGGCCAAGAAGCATGGCATGTCCATGGCCAAGTGGGAAAAGTCCAAGCTGGACGAGAAGCACGATGCCCAGCAGTCCATGAAGGGGCTGAAGAAGGGCGGGCGGGCGCATCGTGATGCGGGTGGCTTTAATCCCGAAGACTGGCGGAATGAGGCGCAATACAATGCGTCTGAACGCGCGGTTAACCGCCAGAAGTCTGGTGACATGCGTGGCGTGTCTATGGGTGAGGGTCCGGAAGAGCCTGATGTTGAAGGCGTGGCCGCTTTCCGTGGAGAAAAGGCCCGCGCCAAGGCCCGTGGCGGCAAGGCCGAGAAGTGGATCCAGGGCGCCATTAAGCACCCCGGCGCGCTGCGTAAGGCCCTGCATGCCAAGGAAGGCGAGCCCATCCCGGCTAAGAAGCTGGCTAAGGCTGCCCACAGCGACAACCCCACCATGGCCAAGCGCGCCCGTTTGGCTCAGACGCTGAAGCGGATGGGCAAGGCGGACGGGGGTGAGGCTGCCCACGATAAGGGCTGCACATGCAAGATGTGCGCTGGTGGCCGTATGGGCCGCGCCACGGGTGGCCGGGCTAAGGGCAAGACCAACATCAACATCATCATCTCTGCCGGCCCCAAGGGGCAGCAGCAGGGCATGCAGCCGGGTATGCCGCCCATGAGTGGGCCGGGGGCTATGCCGGTGCCGGTCCCGCCGCCTCCGGGCGCTGGTGGTCCGCAGGGCGGTGGTGCGCCGATGCCCATGCCGATGCCTATGCCCATGCCGCAGCCTGGGCCGGGCGCTGGGGCTCCGCCGATGGGGCGTAAGGCCGGTGGGCGCGTCTACCGGTCCTACAAGGACATGGACGCGGGTTCCGGTAGCGGCCTGGGCCGCCTGGAAAAGACTGAAATCGCCGCGCGCAAGAGCAAGCGCGGCTAAGACCTCGCCTCCAGTGGTTCCTCCACCCACTGGGGGCTGAGACCGGCGGCTAGTAGGTATCCTTCCCCCTGCTAGCCGCCAGAGTCTATTAGGGAAGGTTCCAAAGGAGGGAAATATGCAAACTTATCAGTCTCGGTTTGAAATTGAATTAAGAAAACTTGTAAATAACAAGGTAAATGAATATAAAGAACAACTAGCGGCGGGATTGGGTGTGAACGATTACGCCTCTTACCGGCAAATTGTCGGTGCGATTACCGGTCTGGATATGATTTCAGACCTTTGTGATGAAGCGAACGAGATTTGCCGCAAGCGCGAGAGCGGTCTTTAGTGGAAGGGAAGAAAAATGAGCAGTATCATGCGGATGGAGCATGATGAAGACCCAGCAAAAAAGATCTGGAAGGAGATCGGCAAGCTGGATGATATCGATATATTCAACAATCAGGTGCTTGTTGCAGTCTATATTCGTCCCAACCGGACGAAGGGCGGCATTTATCTGAGTGATAACACCACGGCAGAGGATCGTTTCCAGGGAAAGGTGGGAATGATTGTCAAGATGGGGCCGTCTGCCTTCGTTGACCCGGATCAGAAGTGGTTCAATGGCGTCAAAATGGACGTTGGAAACTGGATTTTCTTCCGTCCGTCGGATGGTTGGCACGTTACGGTCAATGGAGTGCTGTGCCGCGTCGTGCAGGACATTGATGTGAAGGGCAAAGTGCCCGCCCCGGATACGGTTTGGTGAGGTGATTCATGTCAGAAAGCACTGAACACAAGGATTTGGCGCCTGAAGACGACGTGGTTCTTGAAAAAGAGCCCGAAATTGTCGTTCAGGACGCTGTAGAGGCGTCAGGCGGCAATGAAAGCACCGAAACAGAAGCCCCGTCGGTCGAGGATACGCTTGCAACCCTTCGACGGCAGCTTGATGAGGAGCGATCCAAGCGACAATTCGCTGAACGAGCCGCTCAGGAAGCTGCCACCAAGGTTTTTCAGGCCGAAACTGAGGTTGAAGACAACAATCTCCACCTGATCAACAATGCCATTGCCACTGTGAATGCCAATCAGAACATCCTGAAGGGCAATCTGAAGGTGGCCATGGCCAGCCAGGACTATGATGCCGTCGCGGAGATCCAGGAGGAGATCGCGGCCAACCGCTATCGCCTAGAACAACTCAATACCGGCAAGCAGTCCTTGGAATCCCAGCCTCGCCGGGAACCTCCGCGCCCGGTTATGGACCCGGTGGAGCAGTTTGCGTCCCAACTGAGCCCACGGTCGGCAGCCTGGGTGCGAGCCCACCCGGAATGCGTCCGTGATCAGCGTATGATGCAGAAGATGCTGGCTGCACATAACATGGTGACAGCGGACGGGGTCCAAGTTGACTCCGACGACTACTTCACGGGGGTTGAGCGGCTCATGGGCATCCAGGCCCAACCCAGCATGTCCACCGAGGCGGCGGAAGACCCGACGTCCAGTGCGGCCAAGGTCGTGTCTCGGCGTTCTGCCCCGGCAGCGGCGCCGGTCAGCCGGTCTGGCAATGGCACGGGCACCACAAATGGCCGCGTGACCGTGGTCAGCCTGTCCCAGGCCCAGAAGGAAGCCGCCGCTGACATGGGCATGTCCTATGAGGAATATGCCCGCAACATGACTGCACTGAAGCGTGAAGGGAAAATGCACTGATGGAACCGACACTTGTTCGCCCGGCGCGCCGTGGGCGCCCTGTGCGTGTGAAGCCCGCCGCGCCACAGAGCCAGGCAGAGGCTGTCTTCGGGGATATCCAGGTCAATACCGCCCCCGCCGTCCCGGAAGCGCCTGTGGCGGCCCCTGAGCGGCCTGCAATGCGCCCTACGATGCGCGAGGAAGACCCGCGCGCTCGTGCTGCCCGTCGTGCGGCGGAACTTCGTGGCCACCTGGGCGACCTGGATGAAGGCACCGATGAGTTCTACATCGACCCCGATTCCGTGCCGGATGGCTGGTCCTATGAATGGAAGCGCAAGACGGTCTTCGGGGCGGAAGACCCGGCATATAGCGTGGCGGTGGCCCGGCGTGGCTGGGAAGCGGTGCCGGCGGATCGTCACCCTGAGATGATGCCGCGCGGCATGACGGCGGCTACGATCGAGCGTAAGGGCATGGTCCTGATGGAGCGCCCGAAGGAGATCACGAACGAGGTCCGTGACAACGACAAGCGGGCGGCTCGCCGGGCTATCCAGGCGAAGGAAGAGCAGCTTCGCAACGCGCCGCAGGGCCAGTTTGAACGGGATCATCCGCAGGTTCGTCCGCGTCTGAATAAAAGTTACGAGCCTATGCCTGTGCCTGACGATAAGTAAAAAACGATGGGAAGGGCTTATTGCAAAATAAGCCTTTTCTTTTTCTACGTTTTCTGCTTATTGTTTCGTTGCGGCCTTCCCCGGTGCGAAGGCTATATCCCAAAAGTGTTTCTAATCTCCCCGGCGGCGATGACGAAACTCCTCACGGAGAACTGTCGTGGCGAATACGAATGCGCCCTTCGGCTTCCGCCAGTATTCTGGGAATGGTTCCGCGCCGACCTATGAACAGGTTGCCGTGGCTATTACTGCTGGTGCAAGCAACATCTTCTATGGCGACCCGGTTGACCCGCAGGCCGATGGGTCTGTGGCTCAGTCGTCCTCCACTGGTGCTACCCCCGGCGCGCCGGGCATTGCGGGCATCTTTGTCGGCTGCAAGTATCTCTCCACTGTGTCCAAGCGCACGGTGTGGTCCAACTACTATCCGGGCGGCACTGACCCGGTGGCGGGGACCATTGAGGGTTACATTGTGAATGACCCGAATGCGCGTTTTGTGGCCCAGTCTGATGGCACCGGCCTCGCGGCTTCCGCTGTCAACGCCACGATCGGTTTCGTGATTGGTTCCGGCAATACCAACACTGGTATTTCGGCTGCTTATCTCGATAGCACCACCCTGAACACGGCTACCTATAACGTGTTCGCTCCGTTCAAGGTTGTCGCCATTGTAAACGCCCCTCCGGGCGCGAATGGCACGCTCGCTAATGGTCAGGCGTATGATCAGGCGATCGTGGCGTTTAACTACATGGCCACCAAGAACTTTGCTGGCGCGTAAGGAGTAAGCACCCATGGCTGTTAATCTTTCCGCCATCAAGGATCTGCTGCTTCCTGGCCTTCGTGGTATCGAAGGCAAGTATGAGCAGATCCCGTCGCAGTACGACAAGATCTTCACCAAGCACAACTCCAAGCTGGCTCTGGAACGCACCGCTGAAATGCGCTTCCTGGGTCTGGCGCAGTTGAAGACTGAAGGTGGCCAGACCTCCTTCGACAATGCTGCCGGTGAGCGTTTCGTCTACAACCAGGAACACAACGAAATCGGCCTGGGGTATGCTATCACCCGCAAGGCGATTGACGACAACCTGTACAGGACGCAGTTCCAGCCGTCGAACCTGGGCCTGATCGAGTCCTTCCATCAGACGAAGGAACTTTACGGCGCCAACGTCATCAACACCGCTTCTACCTACAATTCTGCGGTTGGTGGTGACGGCAAGGCCCTCTGCGCCACTGACCATCCGATTGATGGTGGCACGGTTGCCAATCGCCCGACGACCGACGTGGACCTGAACGAAGCCACACTGCTCAACGCGATGATTGCCATCCGGACGAACTTCAAGGATCAGGCTGGTCTGAAGATCTTCGCCCGTGGCCGCCGTCTCGTTGTGCCGCCGCAGCTTGAGCCGGTTGCGATCCGCCTGACGAAGACGGAACTGCGCCCCGGCACTGCCGATAACGATGTCAACGCCATCATGTCTACTGCCGGCGGCCTGCCGGAAGGCTACATGGTCAATGACTATCTGACCTCGGCGTTTGCGTGGTTCCTGCTGACCAACATCGATGGCCTCTCCTACATGGAGCGCATTGCTTTCGAGACGGACATGCAGGTGGACTTCGTGACCGACAACCTTCTGGTTAAGGGTTACGAGCGGTATAGCTTCGGCTATTTCAACTGGCGTGCGATCTGGGGCACTTTCCCCACGTCGTAACTGGACCCTGCGCCCCTCTCCCTTGTGGAGAGGGGTTGCTAACTGAAGGAGAGTAAAATGGGTGCTACCCACTTCAGCGGTCCGGTTATCGCGGGTGATCTGCAACAGGGTGAGACCAACGGCCCCAACCAGGGCAATGTGGTTCTTTCCCAGTCTACGTCGATCACTCAGAATAGCACGGCTGCTGTATCTTCCACGCTCTACATCCCTGCTGGTTCGGATATCATTGACTTCAATGTTGACGTTCTGACGGCGTTCAATTCGGCCACGTCGGCTACTCTGTCTGTTGGCACCACTGCTGGTGGCACTCAGTATGTGAGCGGCGTGAACGTGAAGGCTGCCACGGGTCGCATTGCGCCGACCTACACGGCTGCCCAGCTTGCCGCGATGGATGGCGTGACCGTTCTTGGCGTTGCCGCGCCGACGACTGCGCCGGTTGTTGTGACCGTGACCCCGAGTGGCGCGACATCTGCTGGCTATGTTGTCGTCACCATGCTTTATGTCCAGCAGTAAGGAACTGAACCATGAAGGGTAAGAAGGCTGCTGATAAGCCGGTCACGAAGGCTTATGCCGGCGGTGACAGCAATGTTGCCAAGGAGTCCCGCGCTGGGGAAGATGGCTTCAAGCGTGGCGGCAAGATCAAGAAGGACATGGGTAAGGTTCACGGCGCTGCTGCCGCGAAGAATGCCGGTCGCAAGCCCCGTGCTACGGGCGGGCGCCTGATGTCCTCTGCTGCCGATGGGTCGCCCCGCAAGGCTGCGGAACACTACTAAGCCGGTGATGCCGGGTTGGGTGTGATAAACGGGGGCCGTGTGCCCCCGTCTTTCCATGGAGGCTATGATGCCTGGGGCTTGGACACGTAAGGAAGGCAAGAACCCTGAAGGCGGGTTGAACGCCAGGGGGCGGGCCTCCCTGAAGGCGGAGGGGCACAATATCAAGGCACCTGTGTCCCGTGAGCGGGCGCAGGAAAGTGAAATGGACGCCGCCCGGCGCCGTAGCTTCTGTAGCCGGATGACCGGCATGAAGAAGAAGTTGACTGGCTCGGCGGCTGCTGCGGATCCTAATAGTCGTATCAATAAATCCCTTCGTAAGTGGGATTGTGGTTGATATAATCGGCCATCGGCGTAGCCGGGTATAGTAACGAGGCGAATGATGAGAACCATTCAAGTTTCTGTTGGCCCGTTGGCTGCGGCAAGTGCCACTGCTCTACGGACGGCAGCATCCATTTCTGTGGCGGGGACCGTGGCTCTCAATGGCGCGCTGGTTTCTGGCGGCGTTGCCACGCTGGATAAGCCCCGCAGGATACTGTTCACGTCTTCGGGCAATGACTCTGGCATCACATTCACGGTGACAGGCACGACGTTCTCGGGTAATTCGGCATCTGAGGTCGTGACGGGCGCCAATTCTACGACGGCTACCACTGTCCTGGATTACGCCACCGTGACCAGTATCGTGGCTTCCGGGGCTTCTGCTGGCACGGTCTCGATCGGCACCAGTGGCGTTGCCGGCAGCCCTTGGGTCTGCTTGGATATGTGGGCGCCTAGCTTCATATCTATCCAGACCAATGTCACGGGCACTGTGAACTACACGATACAGCAGACTTTGAATGATCCGAATGACCCGGATTTCCCTGTTGCGTTGGCTAGCGTCAACTGGATCAACAGCAATGATACTGCTGTTGTCAGTGCTACGACCAGCCAGCAGTCCAATTACATTTTTTCGCCGAAGTTTGCTCGTGTGCTGTTGAACAGTGGCACGGGTTCTGTGACGGCGATCTTCGCTCAGTCTGGAGTGGTTAATCTATGACCGGTTTTTCTCTTGGTGGCGGATTTTCCCTTGCTCCCCAAGGGAAGGTCACGACGTTCACTGCTTCCGGCACCTGGACCAAGTCTTCCAATAGCACCATCGTGCAGGTTCTTGTTGTTGGTGGCGGTGGTGGTGGGGGTTTTGGTGGGACTTATGCTCCGGGGGCTACTGGTGGCTCGGGGGGTGGTGGAGGTGGCGGTGCGGGGTATTTTTTCGGGCAATTTAAGGCTAGTGATCTAGGGGCCACGGAAACTATTGCTGTTGGCGCTGGCGGGTCTGGAGGGCAAAGCGGCGTTACGCCTACTGGCGGCACTATTGCTGGCCAAGGCGCGCGAGGTGGTATTAGTTCTTTTAGCACTAAAGCATATGGCGCTGGTGGGGGCGGTGGTGCCCCAGGCGTAGTTAATAGCGCCAGTGGTGGAGGTGGCGGCGGAAGTCCGCAAAATTCTCAAGCTACTTTTGGTACCAATTCTGCGGCAGGGAGCGGTACTGCATTTGGTACTGCTGGTGGTTTTGGTGCAGTTGGAGTAGGTGGTGGAAATCCTTTGGGTGTTGGGTCAGGTGGTGGAGGTTGTGGCGCCACAGGAACTAGTTTTTCTGCTGGCGCAGTTATGCAAGGGCCTTCCGGAGGCGGTAGCGGTGGAGGTTTTAATGCTTCTGCTGTTGCGCAATTAGGAAATAATGGCGGCCCCGTATTAATAAATGGCACTTTGTATATATCAGCGATTGGTAGCGCTGGTCAAGGAGGTAATCCAGTTATTTGGCCTTCTGCCTCAGCAGGTGGTGGCGGTGGTGGTTCTGCTGGTTCTTCTGCTAACGGCGCTGTTGGCGGCGCTGGAGGCCTCTACGGCGCAGGCGGTGGCGGTGGTGGTTCGGGTAGTTCCACGGGCGGCTTTGTAGGCGGCGTTGGTGGCGCTGGTGCTCCTGGTATCGTAATCGTGGTGGAGTGGTAGCATGAAGCGTTGGCTTGTGATTACCACAGTGGATATCCACACTGTGGACAATGATGGGAATCCGATCGTGATCCCAGCGGGCGCGGCGATCAATGAGATCCTCTGGGATGGCGTGACGCCTTACACGCCCCCTGAGAACACAATCCTTGAGCCTGCCGAATGACCACTAGCGGCACATATACGTTCGACCCTTCGCTCGGCGAACTGACGATCTACGCCTACAACCAGATCGGCATCCGGGCGACCTCGCTTGTTCAGGAACACCTGACTAGCGCGCGAATGGCGACGAATATGATGCTGTCGCGCTGGTCGAACCAGGGCGTGAACCTGTGGGCTGTGGATCTTGTGACTGACACCCTGGTTCAAGGGCAGGCGTCTTACCCGGTTGATCCTGCCACGGTCATGATCCTGGATGCCTATGTGACCCAGACGACGGGGTCTTCGCAGCCAATCGACCGACTGATCATGCCGATCAGTCGCACGGAATATGCGTCCTACCCCAACAAGACCCAGCAGGGGTTCACCACGACGTTTTGGTTTGATCGTCTTCTGAACCCCACGGTCACGTTGTGGCCTGTGCCGGATGGCACCAGCGCGCAATACCTAAAGTATTACCGGGTTCGGCAGCTTCAGGATGCCAACCTGTCCAATGCCCAGACGTTGGATATCCCGTATCTGTGGTTGGAAGCCTTCGCGGATGGGTTGGCATATCGCTTGGCACGCATCTGGACGCCTGAGAAGGCTCCGTTGTGGAAGCCTATCGCGGATGAGTCCTATCAGGTGGCTGCCAGCCAGAACGTGGAGAATGCTCCCACGTATGTGTCGCCCATGATTGCAGGATACTTCAGACCCTAATGGCATACGCATCCCGTCAAGGCCGGGCTAGAGTATCATCCTCGTCGCCCCAGGCGGCGGGGCAGTGTGATCGTTGTGGCTTTCTCTACACGCATTCCACGCTCATCTGGCAGTATGACTGGCGTGGCGCCACGATGCAGAACTTGCGCTTGCTTGTGTGCCGGAACTGCCTGGATGAGCCGCAATCCCAACTTCGTGCTATTGTGGTCCCGCCGGACCCGATGCCCATCCAGAACCCGCGTGTGCCTGACTATGTGACGGCAGAAACCAATACCCGTTACACGTCGGGGCAAAATACAATCGACCCAAATACTGGCATTCCTGTTCCTGGCGGTAATGTCCGTATCACGCAGGATGGCAATGATCGCGTGACCCAGCAGACCGGTGAGCCGCCTGGGGGACTCAATCAAGAGCCTGGGACTAACCCGAACGTGCCGGGTAATGATGATCCTGGGTTGCCTTACAACAACACTGACGTTCCTAAGACGGGGCCGCTGAATGAGTAATATCCAGATCCCCAATCTCCCCCCGGCAATTTCTCTGACGGGGAACGAAGAACTTGAAATTGTCCAGGCGGGCGTATCTGCCCGCACGACGACGGGCGCGATCTCGGGCATCCAGGCTGGCTCTACGGGCCCGACAGGGCCGCAGGGGGTGCAGGGGCCGACTGGACCTACTGGGCCTACTGGGGCTACGGGTAATACTGGCAACATTGGACCCGCTGGTCCCACGGGTTCTACTGGCGCTACCGGGTCTACAGGGCCAACCGGGCCTACAGGCGCTACTGGGGCGGCATCTACAGTGGCGGGCCCTACAGGCCCTACTGGGGCAACGGGGGCTACAGGTGCAACAGGGCCTACTGGGACAACTGGTTCTGTTGGACCGACTGGGTCTAATGGCCCGACGGGGCCGACAGGCGCTTCTGGTGCTACAGGTTTGACTGGTCCTACTGGTCCTACTGGCCCAACAGGGCCTACAGGCAGCATTGGCCTGACTGGGCCTACAGGGCCTACCGGTCCTACGGGCGCTACTGGTGCCGGTGGGACTATTGGTTATTGGGGATCTTTCTGGGACACAACGGACCAGACCGCTGCCTCCGCAAATACGACTTATGCCGTCATATTGAATAGCGCGGATGCAAACAACAGCGGCGTTAGTGTTTCTTCTGGCAGCCGCATTACATTTGCTAATTCTGGTGTCTATAGCCTGACGTTTTCTATCCAGTTTGCAAACTCTGATACACAGGTTCACGATGTGAATGTGTGGCTCCGCAAGAATGATAGCGGAAGCACAGGTGATGTTCCTGATAGTGACACAAAACTAAGTGTTCAGCAGCGTCATGGCGGCGTTGATGGTTATGGCTTGATGACCGTCAACTTCGTCTTGAAGTTGGTTGCCAATGACTACATCGAGATGATCTGGGCGACTGATAGCACATCGGTTTCGCTACAGGCGGTCGCCGCTGGCACCACCCCTGTCTCTCCTCAGATTCCAAGCGTCATCTTCACGGCAACGCAAGTTGCTTACACGGTCGCCGGGCCGACAGGGCCGACAGGCCCCACTGGGCCGACTGGGCCTACGGGATCTACAGGAACTACGGGCAATACTGGCCCCACTGGGCCGACTGGGCCTACTGGCGCTACGGGCCCTACGTCCTATCCTGGCGCAGGTATCGCGGTATCTACAGGGTCTGCCTGGGGCACGTCCCTCACCGCGCCTAGCGGCACCATTGTCGGGACAACAGACACCCAGACGTTGACCAATAAGCGTGTCACTCAGCGGGTTAACAACAACGGCGCCACCACATCTGGAACCATTACCCCGACAGGTGATTCGTCCGATCAGTATGAATTGCTGGGGCTGACGGGATCGATCACTGTTGCTGCCCCGAGTGGAACGCCTACGGCTGGCCAGAAACTAATCCTGCGCTTCAAGGATAATGGCACGGGCCGTGGCATCACCTGGACAACATCTTCTGGCGGATATCGAATTGTCGGGACGACGTTGCCAACGACGACTACAGCAAATAAGAACATCTATGTCGGGTGCATCTACAATGGCACCGACATATATTGGGATGTGGTGGCTGTAGCGACGGAGGCGTAACGTGCAGTGTGCTGTTGT